TCCTTGGAAACCTATAATACCTTGTGGTCCTTGATTTCCCTGTGGTCCTTGATTACCCTGTGACCCCTGTAGTCCAGTAGGTCCCTGATTGCCTTGGAAACCTATAATACCTTGTGGTCCTTGATTACCCTGTGGTCCTTGATTACCCTGTGACCCCTGTAGTCCAGTAGGTCCCTGATTACCTTGGAAACCTATTATACCTTGAGGTCCTTGATTACCCTGTGACCCCTGTAGTCCAGTAGGTCCCTGATTACCTTGGAAGCCTATAATACCTTGTGGTCCTTGATTACCCTGTGGTCCCTGATTACCTTGGAAACCTATTATACCTTGAGGTCCTTGATTTCCTTGTGGTCCTTGATTACCCTGTGGTCCTTGTCTTCCCTGAAAACCTTGTGTACCTACAGTACCTTGGATTCCCTGTAGTCCGGTAGGTCCCTGATTACCTTGGAAACCTATTATACCTTGTGGTCCTTGATTACCCTGTGGTCCTTGTCTTCCCTGAAAACCTTGGAAACCTTGTGTACCTACAGTACCTTGGATTCCCTGTAGTCCGGTAGGTCCCTGATTACCTTGGAAACCTATTATACCTTGAGGTCCTTGATTGCCTTGTGACCCCTGTAGTCCGGTAGGTCCCTGATTACCTTGGAAACCCGTAATACCTTGTGGTCCTTGATTTCCTTGTGGTCCTTGTCTTCCCTGAAAACCTTGTGTACCTACAGTACCTTGGATTCCCTGTAGTCCGGTAGGTCCCTGATTGCCTTGGAAACCTATAATACCTTGTGGTCCTTGATTTCCCTGTGGTCCTTGATTACCCTGTGACCCCTGTAGTCCAGTAGGTCCCTGATTACCTTGGAAGCCTATAATACCTTGTGGTCCTTGATTACCCTGTGACCCCTGTAGTCCAGTAGGTCCCTGATTACCTTGGAAGCCTATAATACCTTGTGGTCCTTGATTTCCCTGTGGTCCTTGATTACCTTGGAAACCTATTATACCTTGAGGTCCTTGATTACCCTGTGACCCCTGTAGTCCAGTAGGTCCCTGATTACCTTGGAAGCCTATAATACCTTGTGGTCCTTGATTTCCCTGTGGTCCTTGATTACCTTGGAAACCTATTATACCTTGAGGTCCTTGATTTCCTTGTGGTCCTTGATTACCTTGGAAACCTATTATACCTTGAGGTCCTTGATTTCCTTGTGGTCCTTGATTACCCTGTGGTCCTTGTCTTCCCTGAAAACCTTGTGTACCTACAGTACCTTGGATTCCCTGTAGTCCGGTAGGTCCCTGATTACCTTGGAAGCCTATAATACCTTGTGGTCCTTGATTTCCCTGTGGTCCCTGATTACCTTGGAAACCTATTATACCTTGAGGTCCTTGATTTCCTTGTGGTCCTTGATTACCCTGTGGTCCTTGTCTTCCCTGAAAACCTTGTGTACCTACAGTACCTTGGATTCCCTGTAGTCCGGTAGGTCCCTGATTACCTTGGTTTCCCTGTGGTCCTTGATTGCCCTGATTACCTTGGTTTCCCTGTATACCTTGAGGTCCTTGATTACCTTGGTTTCCCTGTATACCCTGTGGTCCTTGATTACCTTGGTTTCCCTGTATACCTTGAGGTCCTTGATTACCTTGCGGTCCCTGTATCCCTTGTGGTCCTTGATTACCCTGATTACCCTGTATACCCTGTGGTCCTTGATTACCCTGATTTCCCTGTGGTCCTTGATTGCCCTGATTACCTTGGTTTCCCTGTATACCCTGTGGTCCTTGATTACCTTGGTTTCCCTGTATACCTTGAGGTCCTTGATTACCTTGCGGTCCCTGTATCCCTTGTGGTCCTTGATTACCTTGCGGTCCCTGTATCCCTTGTGGTCCTTGATTACCTTGCGGTCCCTGTCTCCCCTGAAAACCTTGGAAACCTTGTGTACCTACTGTACCTTGGATTCCCTGTAGACCAGTAGGTCCCTGATTACCTTGAGCTCCGGTAGTACCTTGTAAACCAGTAGGTCCCTGATTACCCTGATTACCCTGTATACCCTGTGGTCCTTGATTACCCTGATTTCCCTGTGGTCCTTGATTACCTTGGTTTCCCTGTATACCCTGTGGTCCTTGATTACCTTGGTTTCCCTGTGGTCCTTGATTGCCCTGATTACCTTGATTACCCTGTGGTCCTTGATTACCTTGAAAACCAGTTATACCTTGAGGTCCCTGATTACCTTGATTACCCTGTGGTCCTTGATTTCCTTGCGGTCCTTGAGCACCAGTAATTAACGATTGAAATGCGGGGCTACTATTAAACGTATTTATTAAAAGTTGTTCGTCTATTGTTGTATCGGTATTAACTTTTACTCCGTAAACACTTGTAGAAAAATTAGCGGAAACTCCATTAGCATTTAAATATTCTATTTCAAAAATATACTCAGTGTCTATTTTTGCTATTGGTAAATTATCTAATGGAATATCAATGCAAAATTCATTAGGAGTTCCTCCATCTGATGCACTTGGAAATATGTCAATGTCAGACACATTCCATTGTCCAGCATTTATAATAAAATTAGGCTTTATATTATCTTCAGATGTAACTTTAAATGTAAAAGTCTTTTTTATTTCAGACTTGTTATTTCCTCCTATTAAAGATCCTAAAAAAGTTCCAAATGAATTCTTTTCAGATGTGCCAGAGGGCGAGGATGCGTTTACTTGATTTACAGATAATGGAGATTTTTCTAAATCGGGTCCTTGAATGTATATGTCAAGTTGTGGGGTTTTTCCGTTTGTGTCCTTTTCAGAAAATGCGGATATTTGTACAGTGTATTCAGTGTTAGGTACCGATTTAGATAAAAAAGAATCTTTTACTGTTATATTAACTACCTCATTATCTTGTTTATTATGTTGGACATCTAAAGCATTTATTAAATTACCGCTATTTGCAGAAGTAGTTATGCCTCCTGTTCCTATATTTTCATAAGAAGAATTCTGTTTTCTAAACTTATTAATATCAAAATAATTGGATATGTCAGAGCTATCTTTTATATTTCCTACTTTTTTATTTTCTATACCTCCATTTGCCGAAAAGTCATAAGAAGAATTATCTGTTAATTTACTTGTTTTTGGTATTTTGAATTCTCCTAGACTAACGGGGCTTCCAACTCCTCCGGCAGCTTTTGCAGAAACTTTTATTTTATCGACATCTCCAGAAACAGGTTTAGCATTTTTAACACATATTTTAGCGTATCCTGTTTTCTTTTGTCCATCACTTGTATCAGGACTTTTAAAATAGTCTATGCATATATTAGATGAATCAAATTTTGTAGTATAAATTTCAGAAGATTCTTTCTTTTTATTTACGTAAGATTCTCTATAAAAAAATTGTTTATCTACTTTTATTTGAGTGCTACTAATAACCTCTACGATAGTTGCGGTATATGAGGGAACGATAGGTGAATACCCAGAAGGTAAGTCACCAGGTAAATACTTGGAAATATCGGGAGTTAAAGATATTGTACCCTTCTCCATTTCTTTCTTAAATGGAGCTCCAGTATTTGCTACAATGGTACTAAGGTTATTTGCGTCAGTTGTTATAGAAAAGTTACCGGAATTAGCTAAACTTCCCGATGTGTTTACGGTAGGTGTAGATTCAATAGGTACTCCATCAAATAATTCAGGTATCTTAGAAGAATAATTGGAAGAATACTGTGAAGGTGGGGCCGATGATACATAAGATAGACTAACCGCATGACAACTTCCTGTAGCTCTACTTCCGGAAAAGTTTTGAAAAGCTCTTGTTTCAGGAGTTAAATCTACTTTAGGAGGTATTGTATATTTTATATCTCCTATTGTTTTTTTCTTAGTATTAGACAATAACTTACCCACCCATATAATATTAGGGAAAGATAAATTAGTTAGCCTTCGATTTCTTAGTACGTCAAAATTGGCTGTACCTGCTATGTAGATTTCACAATTTCCTATCGGTACATTATCTCCTATGGTAACGGTTACGATAGCGGAACCATCGGCATTTGCTACATTCTTTATTTCATGCGGAATTAAGTTACCCTCCGAATCATAGACTTCGACAAAAACTTGAGTTCCTTTAACTAAGTTTTGCGTGGGGTTAATTCCTATTTCATTAGATCCTTTTAAAAACTCCGCGGGTAAAGATAAGCCAAAATAATTAGAACTTAAAGCATCTCCATCAAAAAGAGTAAACTCGTTTATATAGCTCTTTATACCGGAGCTAGTCAGTCTTTTATTTTCTTCAGATGATGGTGATGTTAGTCCAGAAGCCATTTATTATGATATTAATTGGGAATGTCCGTTTTCCTTTACAATAAATAGTTCCTTTGCTACATAATCTTTAACTACATCTAAATGTGATATGCATAATATAAATCTAAAATATGATGTAAGCTCTTCTAAGAATAATCCTACGTTAGCAATATTATCAGAATCTAGCACGCCAAATCCCTCATCTATAAAAAAGAAGTCAGGTTTTGGAAGTACAGTAACATGATTTAATGCTGCTCTTATGGCTAAGGATGATATAAATCTTTCCATGCCAGATGCTAAAGATAGAGGCCATTTAGGTCCATTTACATAAGATATAAATACTTCTAATGTTTTATCAGATAACTCAAATTGAACATTGAATGCTGCTACATTTTTTAAGGCATCATTGACAACATTTTCTAAAACAGGTAAATAATTTTTAATAATGAAAAGAGGTATTCCATCTCTTCTAGTAGCCTTCTCAAAAACAAAATAATTATTATAAGTCATAGTGTCATCCTTAAACTTTTTAATTTTTAATTTTATGTCTTTGATTTTTGATTCATTGCTAGTTATTGTAGATTTATGCCCACCGATAGTATAAGCTAGTTGATATATAGCGTCATCTATTGATTTTTTTTCATCTACTAATTTAGCTATTTCACTTTCTATTTCAGCGTTTTTTTGCTCTGTCTCTTTGTAAGACTCTTGCTCTTTTAGTTTCTCAGAGTATTCTAAAATTAGGTTTTTTGAGATTTGTATTTTCTCCTTTATAATATTTGCTTGGCTTTCTATATTGTCCAAGTTAGATTTTAGTCTTTCTGCTTCGGCTTTCTTGTCCTTGTATTTTTTATATGTAGAATCAGCTATTTCTAGATTCTTCATATATTCTGCTACCTCATTTTTATTTTGCTTTATTTTTTCTAGTTTTTCAAGTAATTCCGGTAGTTCTTTTTTAGCCTTTTCCCCATCTAATGCATACTTGTTGTTTTTTACACAATACACACAGTTGGGATCGTGTTCATAGCCTTGTAAATGTTCTATTAATTTATTACTAGATTTTATTTCGGATTCCGTTACAGCGATGTCTCTGTCAAAATCAGATAGTTTTTTTCTTACTTCAACTAGATTAGAAGATACATCAACTCTTTCTCCCATGTCATCTAATTCGGATAGATTCGTTTTAAGGGCATTTCTAGCCTCTACAAACGACTTTCTCTTACTTTCTAAGGATGAACTAAGGGTAGCCTCATTTCTGCTCTCCTCGTCTATTTTTGTGGCATAGTTTATAGATTGCTTAGGATAAGGTATAAGTTCTTTTCTTTTGTCTTCTATTTGTACGGAAAGGATGTCAGAATTCTTTTTATTTAAATCCAGACTAGCCTCTACTTGCGTTAGCTTAGACTTTATATCTATTATGCTATTCTCATACTCCGTTACAGATTCGTTGTATTTCTGTTTTTGGTGGTTCTCAATTTCATATTTTAATTGTTTAAGATGCTCTTTAGATGTATCATTTAATTTCTCAAAGATGTCTATATCAAAATACTTATACAATAAATCCTTTTTATCTTTTTGTGTCTTATCAATAAAATCAGATTTGTTATGTTGGTCATACATTGTGATAAGCATGAAATTTTCATAACTTCCTAAATACTTTCTAATGTTGTCGTTTGTTTCGTATCTTTGTTCACCATTTAAAGAAGTCCCATCCTCTTTATAGAAATTAACAATAACTTTCACTTTCCCATCTTTTCCTTTCTTGCCATTACGCTCGATAAAATAAGACTCTCCTGCAACCGATAATTCTAATTTACAAGAAAATAAATCAGAGGATGTATTCATAACTTCAGCGCCACTGCTTGTCTTACTACATTTATCAAAAATACAGTAGGTCATAGCATCTAATAGAGTAGACTTCCCGGAAGCATTTGGTGAGAATAATCCAACCAGTCCTCCTAATTCTCCTAAATTAAATACATTACCCTCTCCGTAGGAAAACATATTAGAGAACTCAAATCGTAAAGGCTTCCATGTAACACCTATAAATTCAGAAGGCTCATCTAATTCTAAGGAGGCTGTTTTATGTATATCTAAGAATTTATCCGCTTGGTACTCTTGTTTTAACTCGTTTTGAACATATCTCTCTAGCATTGAGTGTCTCCATTCAAAATCTCTTATTATGTTCTCTTTGTCTAGCGATACTTCTCCTTTACCATTGTCTATAATAAATTTAGTTACTTTTGGCTTTTTTATACGTAGAACATTATATTTCTTCTCCAATGCTATACAAAAGGAGTCTATAAATTCTTGAGTGCAATTTTCGGCGGTGATAGCTACATTAAGATTATACGGTAAATCTCCAGGTATTTTCTCAGCTACTTTATCATTTTTCAATTTAAATGTATAATAACCATGAGAAGATGCTATCTTAATGAACTCACTTGTTTTCTTATTTAAATCCCATTCTATAATTCCATGTGTTAAATCTTCTCCAAAGTTCTGTTGTATCAAACTAGATGGATAAGCTGCTGTTCTTTCTAAATTGAGATATTGATGTTTATGAATGTCTCCCAATAAGATGTAATCATAATCTGCATGATCTAATACATCTAAATAATTTCCTTCTAATAGATATCCGTATGCTGTTGCCGAGTTCTTTACCGGTCCATGATACATTAATATCTTTGTCTCTGCATCAAAAGATTTTGCAGGGATTACATTTTCAATTTTATCTTTGACATGTAATAAACTAAATGCTATTTGTTCATATTTATATACATTTGTTTCATTCAAGAAATGTAATGTAGGTAGATTTAAACTGTTTATAATGGGAGTTAATGCATCTAATCTTGTTTTATTATTTAGATTTAAGTCATGGTTTCCTAATATCACTATGGTAGGAAGCATGTTGCATAATGTAGATAATAAGTTAGATACCACTGAGAATAATTCTGGAGACATGTTTGTTTTTGAATGTACGATATCCCCGCCCAAAAATATAATGGAGTTAGGTGTCATTCTCTCCTCAATGATTTTATACAATTTCTCAAACACTTCTATATATTCTTCATGTCTCTGATAATTGTAAACATGAATATCTGAAATGTGAAAAATCTTATCAACTTTTCTTCCTGTGTCCTTTATTAGAATCATAATAAATTTGTTATTGCTGAATACTCATTAATTTCAACTGCTCCTTCTATAGCATCCCATGTATCATTGTAACCTAAATCGCTAGGATCTTTTGTACCTAAGTCAACTAGCTTGGTAGGAATACCCATGGCTCCTAATTCTAAACAATACTTTATAGCTTGTTTCTTTTTATCCGGGTCAATAGCCACATATACTAAAGGAGTTTCTTCCATGAGTAGTCTATGTTTTAACTTCTCTGAAATAATACTACCTGTTAAATAAGTCACATTTCTTCTTACTGATACGCTGTCGAAAAAACCCTCTACAATAACTATAGGGAATTTAAAATCTAAGAAAAACTCATTGACTATAATATCATTTATCTTGACAGAAGCGCCTAAGTATTTGTAAGGCGAAAGACCTGTGAAGTCTCTGCCTTCAAAAAAATTAAGTGTACCGTTCTTGTCATAAGATGGTAGTATAATCCTGCCTGCGTACTTACCTGTTAAACAATACCCAACCTTATGTCTTACTATGTCCTGGTTTGTGAAAGAAGGCTTAAATCTCCTTAAGAAACTTAATACAGCTTTGTTAGGAACCTTGTCTAATGATACATATTCATCGGGCAATTTCAATAAGGCAGTAGGAATGTCTATTTGAGTATCATCTTTCATTTGGTAATACTCTAAAACACTTCTAAGTTGATTAATTTGATTCTTTGTGGCACCACATTTGTAGAAAAGATTACTTACGCTCCTACCCTTGGCTTCACAAAACCAACAATGATACTTTTGATTAGTTAAATTTACACTTAACTTCTTTTTGTGGTGATTGCAGAAGGGACAATGAAAAACAATGTCTGATTTGCCCGCTGATTCCGAAGAACCTAGCACTTCCTCTAAAACCGATAATAATCTAAAACGCATATATAATTATTTTTTCTCTTCAAACCATTGCTTAGGTATCGAATAGGCCGCCCATTTTATGTTGTGTTTATTGCACCACTCGGCGTAAGTGGTTTTGGCTCCTTTTGAAATTCTTACATGAGGATCCTGGAATACAATCCTGATGTCTAAATGAGGGTTGCATGAAATAATATCCATCATCTTTTTCCGCTCTTCTAAAGTCCATCTTCCTTTAGCTTCTATGATAATATTATTAGGTAACTCAAAATCCGCTAAATAAGTTCTAGGAGTTTCCGGTTTTATGTACTTAATAACTTTTTTCTCATACAAATCTTTAGGGTTTACTCCCAAAGAGCCTGATATTTGTAAAGCAATAGACTTCTCGAAATTAGATCTGTACCCTTCTTTCTGCGCTAGCCTAGTCTTAAATGAATTGTTAAAAAATCCTGCCATGTCAATAATCAAATTTTACAATAACATTTAAATCCACATCATCTCTTTTCTTTATTGCTTGTCCCATTTTACCTACTGCAATTAGCTCGTTATATTTGTTGTACAAGCCAATAGTAGTTATGTAAGGAGATAAAGAACCTGTGAAATCATCCAAATACTCTGTACTCTTAACAGTCTTAGTAGAGGAAGGGTTCAATGTGAGATTAAAATCACCTCTTTTAATTCTAATCAACATCTCAAACTCATACAAAGTTAAGCTATTTTTATAATAAAGCAACCAATTGTTAGATAAAATTTCATGATATTTTTTATCCGGGCTTGTGATTACTAAATTACCCGTCCTATAAAACACATTGCCCACTCTACTTGTCTGGTAACATGAAATAGATGATGTATTGTATAAGCTAGCTACATTTTGAGATGTTGCTGCTCTATTGTAAAATCTTAATTCATCTATAAGTCCTGTATATCCATTTCTCCCATCGAAAGAAGATGCTCCTATCATTATATCACTTACATTGACAGTTTCATCTTTAACATCTGCTCTCGATGAATTTAAGGTTCCGTCTACATATAATTGAATGTTTGATCCTGTCTTAACTAAACATACATGATGGAAATTATTATCTAAAATGGAATTGGAGGATGTTAATTGCAATGTAGAAAATCCATCCGATCTACTGAAAGATAATTTTCCCGGCTGTGGATGAGTGTGATTATGTACGGAAAAATCATACGGGTAATAATCTACCGGGTAATATTTGAAAGAAGACGAAGAAAATACATCTGTTACAATTAAATTACCTCTGTTTATTCTCTTTAACCTACCGAATTCTTCCCTATACAATATGGACTTCTTATCAATTATTGTATTTTTATTGCTAGTTAATACGCTCTGAGATACCGGAGCTTTTAACCAAAAACTTATGGTAAAATTGTCTGCCGACTCAAAACTAACTGCATCAAAATTTTTAGTGTGAATATAACCGTCGCCATAAAATTCCGCAGCTAATCCTGTTCTAGTTCCGTTTATAGGAATACCACTTGAATAGGCTACTTGATATGATTTTGATTTTTCCTGGGGCTCAATAACTTCACTTTCGTATCTTATAAATAACGTCTTTTTTCCGCCTCTACCGTATCGATATGCTTTATGCGCGTCCTGGAATCCCCAATATCCACATAAATTATCAGTATTTAGGAAAGAGCTTGTATTTATATTCTTGTCATATAGGTTATTGTGTCCATCGTCTACTAAAAGTACATTGTTGTTTAATCCTTTTAAATATAATGTGGTTTCTTTAATCTTGTCTCCGTAATTTAAAGAGGGAATAGAGAGTAAACTAGCGGTTAAAAACATATTTTTGGTAGTTCTATTTCTGTCCCATCCTTCTAAACAATTAGCCCATGCAAATCCTCTTTTATAATATAGATGATTAAGTGAACTATAGACAATGTACTTATATGACCCATCTGAATTTTTTGGGTATGTTACGTCTTTTGATGAACTTATATGAATAGGCCCATTATAATAAAGTCCTTGTTGTACTTTATAACCTTGATTTAAATAACTTCCGGTGAGAATATAATATTCCTTGTTTACTTCAAACGGCGCAATATTAAAATCCTCACCTCTTATTGGCGCGAATGTACTCATATTAATACTTAAGTTTTACAGTAAATATAGATTCTTCTGTAAAGTTTTTTAGTATGGGTTTAGCTAATTTACCTACTGCAACAAGTTCTCTTTGAGCATTGTATAGACCTACGGTAGTAATATAAACTTGAGGATTATTCACAAAGTTCTCATATATTTCTCCGTTAGTTTCTGTAAGTCTTTTAGCGAGTTCCATGCCCTCTGGTGAATTTGGATCTAATGGCATAGATAAATCTCCAGGCCTTCTAGTGTCCTCTTTCTTATTGTAAATAAAGTAGCTATTATTATTTGTAAAGTTAAATTCTCTGTTATTGATTCTGATAAAATAGTAATCATTGTATTCTCTAATTACTCTTCTAGCTTTCATTCCTAAATAATCTCCACTAACATCTTGAATTAGAGCAGAGCCAGAGAATGATTTGTATAATTTAATAGCGTTATAGCCATCTATTTCCGAAGCATTAGAAGTTGCAAAAGATGCAGACAAATCTAATTTATCACCGTCTAAAAGAACTACACCTAGGGATGGAATTAGCTTGCCGTAATAATGTGGAGAAGATTCATTATATACTCCTGTTTCTAAAGTTCCTGAAACTATATTATAGGAATACCCAACATCTGTATAATCTGGATTTATGTTTATCTTAGAATCATCAATTAATCTAAGAACTCTGTTATTACCCGCTAATTTTACATTTGAGCCAGTATGTGTAGCCCTAGTACCTCCTCCTGCTAAAAATCTAGAGCCAGATAGATGTGCGATATTTAGTTCTAATACTCCGGCATCTAATCTATCTTTTAATCTTTTTGATTGGTAGTTAACGACATATATGCTATCTGTATCTCTTCCTGTTAGATTAAACTTAGCGTCTCTTCTGCCTAAAACTAGATTTCTGTATTGTGCGTATATAGCTTTTGTTGGCGTTATGTTTATTTTATTACCTTCATCTAAAGATCCAGAACCTCCACTATGTCCGTAGGCTATGCTAAATTGAATAGAAGATGTTAATGATGTTTTAGGATTTTCATCATATACATGTGTATAATATCTACTGTAATTTTCGGAAGTACTACCTGTAAAGAAAGTAATTAAATTTCTTACATTATTAGAAAATAAACCTTCGGTTATGTCAAACACATACTTTCTATTATCTATAGGATTTATTTGTTTTAGCCAATTAGAATCAGGAATTCTTAATGTCGTAGTTGTAGTTGTGGGCCTAAAAGTAGTGGTTGGAGGAGGAGTACCACCACCTCCGGGAGTACCACCTCCGGGAGTACCACCTCCGGGAGTACCACCTCCGGTTGTTCCGCCACCATCGCCATCACATCCAGGTCGTCTGTATATCCTATTAGCTTCGTTTTCACCTCCATAATCGTTTGCAGAATTTAGAGTAAAAAATGCGGGATTTGGAGTTACCCAACCAGGCACATCTCCAAAAGTAACAGTGTAAACACCTGGTTTTGAAAATACGGCACTTGTATTTGCTTTATACGTATACGCTAGATTTCCAAGTACTCCGTTATTAATAGAATCTAAAGAAATAGATATGCCATTTATCGTAACAGAAGGAGAGGCAGGAGCCGAGGAACTCCCTAGAGTCACAATAGATCCATCGCATTCTTGAAATTGAACACCAGCTAATACTTGAGGTATACCGTCACAGTTAGGATTTGGGGGATTGGTTCCAGATGTTGCATTTACATTTGTATACCCTTCTGCTCTTAATTCATTTTCAAATACAATAGTCTGTATAGATACAAAATTAGCGAAAAAACTATCAGAATCTCCAGGTCCTACTTCTGTACTAACAGCCTTGCCTCTAAATTCAGGAACTCCGTTATTACAAAAAGAAGCTCTTAATAAAATATCTCTAGTGGTATTTGAAGGCGATGTTGAATCTCCTCCGCCACCGGTAGAACCCCCGCTATTAGAAACACAATCTGTAGGTAATGAAGGGGTTGAGTCAAGACCAATTGATACATTTGTATTTCCATTTCTTTCTAATTGTTCTTTATATGCTCTCGCTATACTAATTCTGTTGGCAAAATTAACTTGACCAAATGAAGATGTTCTAGGACCTTCAGGGCTACAAAATGAAGCATTTAAAGTTACTGTATCAGGAGTAGGTGGTGTCGGCGTTGGTGTAGGTGTCGGCGTTGGTGTAGGTGTCGGCGTTGGTGTAGGTGTCGGCGTTGGTGTAGGTGTAGGTGTAGGTGTCGGCGTTGGTGTAGGCGTAATTCTCGAAGAGCCTGTAGTGTTAGAAGTATCAATTACTGGAGGGCAGTTAATACTACTAGGTGGAGAATCTATACCAAATGTAAAGGAATAGTTAGTATTTAGTGTCTCAGCTAAAGTGAAATTTGCTGTAATTGCGTTTATTTGATTTTCTATACTAGAAGCTGTTCCTGTTACAGTATATGAATTCGTTTGTAAACTACCATTTGCACAAACTAAAAAATTTATTGTTTTACTTATAACAGCTTCTCTATTTGTAATAGGGTTGCTAGGGTCGTAAAACCATGAATCATAATCTCTTAAATATTGTCCTCTTGCGGAAAATGGGAGAGATTCTATAAAAATTTGTTTATCTTGTTCGGACAAATAATAATATACTTCAAAATCCATTGCACACTATGTTTTTGCTATTAAATATTGATTCTTAGAAATCCAATTTTACTTTTAAAAGGGCTTCTCTAGTAAAACTTTTTTGTAAAGGTTTTGATAATTTAGCTACTGCAAGTAATTCATAAGAATTAGAATACATGCCTACTGTTGTGATATATACTTTAGGATCGTTTATAAACGTAGGTTGTGAGAAGTCCCCTTCTGAACCCGTTATAAAGGTTGGATTATTACTAAAATTATATCTATCATTTCTTACTCTTACAAAATAATGAGTAGATTTTACTTTCTCCGAACTTCTAGCTTGGAATCCTAATTTGTCTCCTGATAAATCTTGGAACTTAGCAGAACCAGACATAGACCTATACAACTTAAAAGCATTATCTCCGGCCACTTCAGAACCTGATACTGTACCAAACGATGCAGATTTATCAAGTGCCGTTCCGTCCATTACAATAATACCTAAATTAGGGTACACTAGACCAAATTTTTGAGGATTACTAGGATTATAAACGCCAGATTCTAAAGATCCTGATACTAAATTGTAAACCTTTCCAGCTGTCGTAACAGAGGCGGGATTTGACTTAGAATCATCAATTAATCTCATGTATCTCCCATTTCCGGCTAGTCTAACATTGGATCCGGTATGCGTGGAGTTTGATCCAGGTCCCGCAATAAATTGAGAACCAGATAGGTGAGCTATGTTTATTTCTAAAGTACCTACATCTAAGGATTCTCTTAATCTCGCTCTATTCACATTAATTACATAAATGCTGTCTGTAGATTTTCCATTTATTGTGAATTTTCTTTCTCCGGGGTCTAAACATAATTGTTTATATTGACCGTATATAGCTCTAGTAGGTGTATCATTTATTTGTCCTCCTTCATCAGCAGAACCAGAGCCATTGTATTGACCGTAGGCAATACTAAATTGAGCTTCGGAGCCTAAAGCATTTGAAGAGCTATTGAAAATTTCATAATAATACCTCTTTTGTGTAGCCGTTTGTCCGGAAGATGTAAAAAAGGTTGTTAAGTTACCATCGTTATTTGAAAATAAAGCTCTAGTAATTACTTCCTCTTGGTTAGGTACAATATCGGCCGTATTGAATGTAGTAAATATATCTGTATTTGCCATTTTTATTTTATTATTTATTCAGTTATACCAGCTCCAGGAGTTGTTCCTGTAGTAATTCTATTCACTGTTAAGCTAATGGATACTCTACCTCCGGTTTCGTTTCCTACTATTGCTAACGTAGCTTTTCTTTGATTTAGAGTAGAACCTTTTGCTTTTAAAGTGAAAGACAATCCGGTTACGCTTATTGCCTGTGCAGCTTCTGTGTCTGTGATAGTTCTAGGAGTTGAAGGAGCTAAATCCTGTCCATTATTTTGTGCGGGGGTTCTAGTTACGCCTACAAAAGAAGCTACATCGCTATCAGATAAAGTTGCGGTATATCCAAAAGTAGTATTTCCGCCTTCAAAATTTATAGTTCTTGGAGAGATTGTTATTTCTTCTCCATTTGTTAAGGTTACTGCTGTTTGACCTACGGATATAATTGGTATTCTAACTGTTCTCTTAGGTAGTGTAACCAATTTATATTTCATCATTTGAGTTTCATCCACTACCGCTTCTGTTAATGGCATGTTCTCTAAAGTAATTCCATAATATGCTGTACCGAGTGGATGATCTGTATTCCATAGTGAATAATCAATCTCATCATCAGCTAATGCAAAATGTGTAATTTGGAATTCATTTCTTCCTCGTGCAAGTAATTCCCGTCCTCTGCGGGTTAAAATAGCATCTACTGTTATTTGGTTATTGTTTAGGTATCCCATTTTGTTTGTTTTATAATAAATACTTTGAAATATAATATTTTACACTATTATTTGATTTGCGCTAACTTCTCTGTATTCTATAACAGGTCCACCGTCAATGGTATCTGTTGTATCTACATTAAAATCTAATCCAGTTAATTTGCATCCAATAAATCTAAGCCTATTAGGTACAGAGTCTTCAACGTATTGGTAATTAGTAGGAACTAGAGAAGATGAATAATAATTTTGTGTGCTTATCAATGTCGCTAGATTTAGATTTTTTTGATATTGTGAAGAATAATTTACGGCGGTGCTAGATGAGTAATGATATACTACTTTTTTATATTTTAAATTAGTTCTTTCAGATTCTATAATAGATTGAGTAACATACAATTTATTCCTATAAATATTTCCAGCATCATTTATTACATATTCATTCTTATATAAATATTCTTTCAGTTGTAATTTAGTCAATGTAGAATTAAAATTATGGAAACTAGATGACAAAACATAATTGTATGAGTTATTGTCATTGTAAAAATTATCGATATTGAAATTAGTAACTTTACCCACTATATTTTCTATCTTATAACATGATGAATCCAATTTAAAATCATTTGATATTACATTTGTGTTTCCATCATAAAAAATAATCTTTCTTCTATTTAGTATTCTATCTTTATATGTTCCATTTCTTTTAAATCTATATGCTATATTCTCTTCTGTAGATCCGCTAACATGCAACACATCTCCTATAAACGATAAATGTCTATTTAAAGTTGCGTATGATTCAATTAAATTTCTATCATCATCAAAATAGTATAATGATTCCATGTTTGAATTAATATCATTTTCTTCATTTGTATTGAGTAGATTAATATTACCTCTTACATGTTCTAATGTTCCTAAATCTGAAATAGAATATATATTTGACATGTCCCTATTCATTTCTAGGGTGTCCATTAGATTTTCATATTTGTACAAGTATGTTTCCCCGCCGAATTCATATAATTTTCCATTTTGATTAACTTTGTGAGAATCTAAATCAGAAAATAACAAAGAATATCCATCATAATAATTTAAAGTAGATGTTATTTTTTCATGTTTAAAATCTGGAGTTACATTTACTGGCAATTCTGAATTATATTTCCTGTACTCTAATTCTAAATCAGGAGGCATATCCGTATTTGTGCTGTATTTTATTTGCTCAAAATCAGGTAATATGTTAAAATCTAAGGATGATGTATATTTTTTATGTGATATATCTACCGGAGGTGCATAACTTATAGATCCTGTGTATAAAATATATTCTCCTACTTGACTATCGGTTTTTATAATAGTCTTTTCGTATTGTGGGTTAGTCATAGAAGGGTTTTTTCTTGCGACTTTAGCCCTTTCTAATATATTTTCCTCCAATAAAATACCTGCTATAAGATTTGCTCTAGCAGGAACTAATTGTTTTATCTGCTCAAATATAGAATAATCATAGAGCGAAAATATTTCTATGTATTTATTATAATTGTTTCTATTCTTATACTTCTTCCAATAATTCTCTCTATTTAATCTAAGGTTATTATATTCGTCTCTATATAAGTCAGAAGGATCACCAATTAAATTATCTAAATCTATACCTCCATATTGATTTGATATATCTCTATTTACTTGATCTGTTGGACTAAATACTACGGCTAATTTATTTGAATCAACAGGGTCTGTATCAAAAGTATTTATCTGTACTCTTTTTTCCGGAGATAATTGATTAGTGTAAAAGGATTCTTCTATTCGTATTTTATCACTTTTTATAACACTTGCTCCTATAGAGGGTGAGTAACTATAATAAATTTCTGAATAAGGTTTATACTGGTTTTCTTGAGACCCGGAGAATCCTATGAAACTAGCGGTAGTATATTGTGATTTTATTCGGTTAGGGTGACTAGAAGATACGAATCTATAAGTAGAATGATCGTATCTAAGAGCATCTACACCCATTGGATAGAATCTATTTAATGTGTCAAAAGATGCTGTGTATGAAGAACCATGATAAGCCGCTGGGTTTAGTGTATGTTCCTCAAATACTTTTTCTGAATATATGTCGCTGTAGTCTTTATACGCTTGTAAGAATCCTCTATATCTACTTGATCTAACTCCTGCATATTGACTGCCCGTAGATCCGCCTAATATTATGTTATGAGGCGTAGATAAAGAACTAGTAGAACCCCAAGAGAAGGAAATATCAGAAGAAGAAGTAACAATCATGGAACCGGAAAAACTAATCCAATTTTCAAAATTACCACTAGATTTTTTCCACTCAATATGTATAGAACCTGTTTTTTTAGTGTTTGTTATGTTTCTATCCGTATATATCCTAACATTCCAAGCGTCTCCATCAAAAAATGGATAGTATTTAGATTGTATTGTTTTTATAGAGAAAGAAGATGTTGAATTAGATGTGCTTTGTGCGTTCCTATATCTTAAGAATCCATAAGCATAACTACCACTCCTTGATGAAGTTGAAAAAGATCTGTAACTTACTAATTCTAAATTATTATATACTTTATTACTATTTTTAGAATCCTCTATAGACCATAAACTCATACTAAGGCTAGATGAATTCGTTGTATTAAATCTAAATTCGGAAACTCTAGGAGCAGATACTTGATTTTCGTTAGGAGATATAGATTGTCCCCACGGAATTTTAACAAATTGATTGCCATCAAATTTTAACAAGTATTGATACCTGTAACTTTTATGAGTAGGATTATATTTAGGAGGTCTTGCTCCACCATACTCCTTGATACTAATCAAAGTTTGAGGAATACCATATATAGAAAGAAGAGATTTTAGACTTCGCTCTGTACCTTTTGTTTTTAAAAGAGTAGGTATGTTATTTACTATTCTTCTCCAAATTTGATGTGTTAAATATTCATGTGCTTGAGAGGCTAAAGTACCTATCTCTAAAAAACTCCCTGTATTATCCGTACCTAACTTATATAACCAAAGATTACTAAGTTGATATCCATTATTTACCTCCCAACCTAAAGATTTTGCATAAGTTTTAAGAAGTTCATTAGGAATACCTCTTTTAGGGTGTTCATCTCTCCTGTGAATGGATGTTAATTCTTTAGTGAAAGCATATAAATTATCAAAATGCTGACCTATCATATCAAGGAAAACAAAATATTCTGAGTTGTCTGAATCATTAACAATATGACCCGGAGTTGCTTCATATAATGTATTGTAGTTTGTACTATCAAATTTTCTAGCTTTAGACAAAGATGATGAATACCAATAATTATAAGCAGAAGATGTTATATGATAATTATAATACTTATTTTGAGCTATGTATTTAGGCGCGGGAGTAATACTACCTGTTATGTCATAAGAAAAAATACTTCCCGAAGAATAATATAGATAATTCTCAAATTCGTCAAAACTATTTTTAACTTGATAAGATCGTTTTACTATTTTATTATGGTCGGCAATACCAAAATTACTTCCTGAAGAATTACTTGATTTTATTGCATTACTTTGACTATTGTAAAATTCAATTAATTGTAGTTTGTAATTATAGTTTTTTAATCTTTCTTGTGCTGATCCGTAAAATACAAAATTAGAAAAAACAGAGTAATCTATATTTAAAGGAACGGAAGCTGACGATGATATAACTCTATTTATAATTGTATTAGCTGTTTCGTAATTTGAATCTAGCAGAGTATCCCAATAATGATAAATGTTCTCGTCTTTAGAAGGGAGCAAACTATTCCATGTATTATAATTAGTAGATTCACCACTTGGAGTATTTATAGAATAATTAGGTGTTAGAGTTCTAGGTTCACTAACTATTTCTGGGGAAGTAACAGTAAACGAATCAAAATAATCTTCTGCTACTTTATAACATATATGTAATAGATTTCCTGTTTTTAAATTTTCTATAGGTTTTAATAACTTAACGTAAATAACATACTCATTATCACAATCTACTTTTATGTTTATAATGGAGTAAATTTTATTTTCTCCTAAATTTAAAACAATGTTATTAATAAATCCTAAAGTTCTTAAATAAGAGACTTTATTTTTAAATAATTTTAATTTCTCTATTACGTCTGGGTTATTTTTTAAGTATGTAGGCCTTATAGCTAATTTTAATTCTAACTCGTCCGGACTAATTTCTTGAATATAAAAATACTGATTATCTATGTTTCCAAAAATATTATAAAGAAAGTTAAAACAAATTTTATAGGTTCCCTCAAATATTTCTGAATCAAAAAATAATTTACATACATCAAAATTTATATCATCATAAGTAGAATCAAAATCATTTCTTATATTATAAGCTGACTTAATTAAATCATAACTTGTATTATAAACATGAGAATCTATGGAGAATGGATTTTTTATTTCATCTACTATTGCTTTCGATATGTCTAGACTCATGAATGGCTCATAATCAAATGATACTCCTTCAATTAATGATGACGAATCCTTTATTTTATCTTTATTTATGAATCTATCTATCATATCTGATTATTAAATTAATTTTAATTATTCTTACTATTTGAACAATATCTAAACTCGATAGTATGGAGGATCAATAGTACCTCCACCGCCTGTACCATCATCACCTGTATTCATACTAATACTAGGATAACCTATAAAGTCTATCGTATTTCCTGGCGTGCCTCGTCCTAGTCCTCTAGTATCTATAGGGCTATTATCTTGACCCCCACCGGCCCCTCCTCCTGGAGTTCCTACTGTAGGGCAATTAAAATTATTTAAATCTATGAAAACAGTAACCAAAGGAGGAGCTTGATTTCTATCTACAAGAGCAGAATTACCTCTGTATTGGTAGCTCTTATTTCCACTATTTAAAAATAAAGTGCATATTTGATTAATACTACCTATACTTAAAGAAGTGTATATTTTATCGTTTTCGTCAGTACAAGATACAAGTTCGTATATTACTATTTTATTAGTGTCTCCACCACCACCTCCGGTAGTTCCCCCACCAGGGGTTCCTCCTCCAATACCAGGACAATTTGTAACTCCTTTGATTTCAAGTAAATCGGTAAGTATTGTTATGTCTAGTGTGGTAGGGTAGAAATTTGGTTCTAATTCATCCCAGTAATAGAAAAGACGTTTTGTAGAGCTGTAATAAATTTGATTAGCCTTAGGTTGTGTGGCGATATACCCTAGTATAGTATTTGAATTACAAGGAATCATTCGCCAGTATTTATTTCCTGCTCCTGTGCTAGTACCTCCTATTCCACCTCCTGTATCACCGCCGGTATCAGGTCCTGTTCCTCCTCCAGTATCTGTTCCTCCTCCTGTTCCTCCGCTAGTGCCACCTCCTGTATTACCACCTGTTCCTACATTTATTGTAGTAGTGCTAGTAGTGGTAGTACTAGTAGTAGAAGTAGTGCTAGTAGTTGTAGTCCCATCTTTAGGGCATTCCGGGCAAATTGAATTAGTTCCAGATGCTCCAGTTGGTCCAGCGGGTCCTTGAGGGCCTAATCCTCCGGGTTGTCCATTTTGTCCCGGCTGACCATTTTGTCCGGGTAGTCCGTTAGCTCCATTTTGTCCGGGCTGACCATTTTGTCCCGCAGCTCCATCTTTTCCATCTTTACCAGCAGCTCCCGCAGGTCCAGCAGCTCCCGCAGGTCCAGCAGGTCCACTACCTCCATCTAAACCATCTCTACCGTCTTTACCATCTTTACCATCTAAGCCAGGAATAGGTATATTATTAACTATTGTGGAAGGAACGTTATTAATAATTGGAACAACAGGATCTATAATATTTCTTACTTTTTTCCTAATAGCAGGTGTCCAAGATGTAGATAAGTCAGTACAATTCCCATTGTTATTAGTGTTTATAAAATAGCAAGTATAATCTTCTAAAGGTCTCGCCCCAACTTCAGCAATTTTAACAAAGGTTCCTAAAGGATAAGCAGATAATTCAGAAAAATCTATTCGTTCAATGGATATTACGTCGTTATATGTTTTATTTCTTTCAAACATCATAACTTCTAATGTCTCATTGTTAGGTATAAGACATATCGAAATATCTGTTAATGCTTGATTATTAACTCCAATGAAATAATTAAAATTTGCATCAATTACCTTAGAAAGTATAAAGTCAGAAACAATAACTTTTTCAGGTCTAATAAAATAATATCCCGGATCTACAGACAAAGTAGTTCCTTGTAATTTATAACTTATAGGCACGTATTTTATCCCCTTAAGATTTACTTTTAATTTTGGTTTATTTGCTTTGTTTATATCTTCTGTGGAATATCTGTTTTTATTTTGTCCTTCTATTTCAGGTACTCTTTCTTTTATTGTTCCAAATATGACTTTTTCTACATTTCCTTCATATCTTCTAACAATCTTATAATTTACGTAGTCGTCCTTTTCGCTAGATGTATTAATTTTATTTTTTGGGACGGGAAGAGATATTTCTAATTTATTATTTACATCTAATGCATCTCCAATTTTTATTAATTCTTTAGATTCTTCTGTAGTAAATCTTCCAGACATGTATTTTCCATACTCATCCACATGATATTGACCTTTATAGATGTCTCCATTTAAATAGGTATATTCTCCAGTAGATAAGTTAGGGCCTGATCTTCTATTATTTGGATCTGATAATCTATGTATATTTATGATATTATTTTCTTCCACTATTTGCTAACTTTAAAATATATAGAATCATCAATTGTTTTTTCAATGTCTCCTCCATCCATCTTCACTTTAATTAGAACTTTATAATATCTATTTGGAAGAAATGTATTAAAATTTACTTTAAAATAATTTCCTTTAGTATCACAGCTTATTACATTCCTGTCATCAAATGGAACAACGTACATAGATGTTTGTTCATCTTGTATTGCATAATAAGAAGATGTTGGCAATCTTTTACTTGAAATGTAATTTGAGGATGTAGAATATGTTTTAACTGGGATTCTATCTCGTACTAAGAATCTAAACTTTGTTTTATCTGTTGGGTAATAAGATGCTTTCTTATTTTTGAAATGTAGTATGAAATCTTCGTTAGGTACTTGAGCAAATGAAGACAGTCCTGAGAATTCTGCATCATTCCATACAATGTCTAATCTTGGAATGAATATAGTATTAGTTTCCCTGCTGAAAAATTTGACTGATCCCATCACATCACAACTTTTTTCATCATTATCACTTCTTTTTATGATAAGACCATTATTGGGAATAGAACCTGAAATCCATTTATGAACAATGTTAGTAATGTCCATTCTCACATCTGGACTTTCTTGGTCAAAAGATTGAGATGCAACGTAACCACTTTGATAATACCAAGAGCCACCTCCTTTTTGTGTTACGTATGAACCGGTAGTTCCTGCAACAAATGAACCGGAAGTCCACTGTTTGCCTGTCATACCAAAAGAGCCATTTCTATAAGTCCACGAAACTCCCTCTTTTATTTGAGGAGACGAGTTATAATATCCTTTTCCCTGACTCCAAGATTCACTAACAGGATATGCGTATAAAGAGTAAGATAAGGCTAAATTATCAGCTTGTGCAGAAAATAAATTTAAATAATATTTGCTTGACCTTCCTATAGTTCCATTTTGAATTAACTTATTTATTTCGATAGAATCTATTTGAAGCAATATCCTAGAATTATAATTGTAATTATAGTAAATATCACTAGCATCTGCAACATTATGAGATATTTTTTCTAACTCTATTATTGAATCCAAACCTGAATTTAAATCAGGTTTTCCTTCATATATAGTGGCATCTCTTATCGGATATACTGAATACTGCATTTTATGTTAAATTTACTACTCTTCCTAATATGTCTCTGTTCTTATACTTAACTTCAAAAATCGAAGGATCTAATGCGGGATATAAAATATTGTTTCTAGTTGCCGTAGCTATATCATAGTAATTACCGGAATATCCTTCATCTTCCTTGTATTTATTATGTATATCAAATGCTAGTATATTTTTCACTCCCTGTACATCTTTGATTAAGCACATAACCTCACTTATATAAATAGGTTGACCTATCTGCATTTTATCATTAGAAAAATAATCTCTAAGATTAGATAAGCATTGTAAAAGAACTTCATTTGAATTATATGTAGCAGATGTTAATATTTCAAAACTTATGGCTATGTTTATAATAAAAGCATCCCTTATATTTATAGCGTCAGTTAACATTCTGTATTGTAGTAGATAATTTTTAAGATTCATTTTTACTGCCATGTTTAAAGGAGTAAAATTCTTATTATTATCATATCCTAATAAATATAAATTAAGTGATAATGGATTTGGAATAAAATCAAAAGTTCCGTAAGCTCTAGTTTGTGCGTCTCTTTCAATATGTGCTTTAGCTATTGCTCCAAATTTAGGAGGCAAAGTGTAGCATCTGACCATATAATCATCTTTCGTTACCGCTCTGTTTTGAGAAGCAAAGTGATTTATAGCTTCTTCTCTTAGAGTTTCTATGGGCTTATCTGATATACCTCCTCTAGCTGGTTCTGGATTATTTATGACAAGAGAGCCTACAGATGTATTATATAAAGTAGGGTCTAAAGCACCTAAAGGAGTTAGTACGTTTATTGATGATATAGTGGTTATGGAGTTTGCAGATACGTTATCTGGGATGCCACCGCCAATAGTATATTGAACTGTAAGAGTAGTGTTGGATGGAGCTGAACCGTAAGTTTTTGTGTACAAGAAATTTTCAGGGGATATACTTAAATCAACAACTCTTTCAAAATAATTTAATCCGGACCCTACATTAAAAGGATTAGGTACGATTTCTTCATCAACTTCACTACTAACACCACCTCCAAATTGTATTTCAGTTCTATCGTCTAGTCTAAGTCTAGTTACGAATCTTCTTTCCGTTTGTAAATAAGTTAATAGATAAGGTGCCGAGTCTCTGTATTGAGATAGATTTTGATCATTATGAGGTAAGTTTTGTACAGGAATAGGTATGGTGTCTTGAGCTAAATAAGGTACTTCATACCATTTATTTCCATCTGAATCTGTTATACTTAATATTTCAAGAACGTTGGTTTCCGGTAAAGTAATTTTATCATAAGGTTTAGGTGATGCAAAACTAAATTGTCTTGATAAAATAGTTCCAGATACTGCTTTTACTTTTTTCCTGAATAGATAATTTTCTACTTCTCCTGCATTATCAATAGAATACACGGATATTTCGGTAGGGTCTAAAGAGGAACTATATCGAAAGTCAACAGATTCAATTGTTCTGAACGTGACATTTTCCCCGCTTGTAGCTACTAAATTTGAATCTATAGATAAAGCGTATTTAAAATCAGGTTTGTTGTTAGGCCCATTTCCGGTAGAAGGTACTATCTGGTATATATCTAAATCTGCTGAAGCTCCTGTAATTAAGGATGGCTTAAATCCTAAAGAATTCGCAATATTGTATAAATTAATCTTTTCTTGTACAGTAGATAATAAAGATTCTCTTAACTGAATATCGGTATAAAATGATAGAACATCTCCTACATAAGAAGCGAGTTCTATAAACATCATACCAGGAGATGCTTCATTAAAATCATTATATGTATCAGGAAAGTAATTTCTAGAAAAATCTATTAAAGATTGTCTGAATTCTCCGAAATCTTTATTTACATATTTTACGTCCTTACTAATTAAATTACTTCTTTTACTCATTTTTATAGTATTTCAGCGGCTAAATCATTACCCGAATTATAGATTATTATTGCCCTATTGGCTCCTCTTTCTGTAACGGAAAATGTTATTCTCACATTAACTGAATTTTCTTGTTCTGAATACCCGTAGTTTTGATTACCTCCGATACCTACACTTAAATCTTTAAGAACTATGTAAGGGAGCCAAAATCCTATATCTTCCTCTAGCGAAGATTCTAAAAAACCTCTATTGAACGAACTGTTTTGCTCAAAAACAAAATCTCTAAGTATGGTGCCGAAATTAGGTTGCATATACCGCTCACTTTTTCTAGTCATTAGTAAATTTATCAAATTACTAATCGCTTGATCTTCGGTAGTATAAGATAATTGGAAAGCTCCTACATCTCTTGATGGTTTTTTATTGTACGCCTCTAACGCACTCTTAACAAATGTATTTCTATTAAAAGGTAATAAAATACCAACTGCTTTATCTAGTTTAGTATCAGGTGGATATGCCTTGTATATTATTCTACCCATTATTTAAGTTTTTCCGCTTTTTTAAGTACCGGAGTATAATTTCTAGAAAGTAATTTACTCATTAAATTACCTCCTTCTGATGAAGGTAATACTACTTTACCATCCATATCAACTACAGGTTCGTTTGCGTATGAGTAATTAGAGAAATTTATGTTTTCTGTAGTTGCTGAAGGACCATATTCCATGTCAGAGCTGTTAAAGGGCGTAGTTCCTGATAAAAGAGAGTCTAAAGAGCTGTTAGATTTGATTGGTCTTTGGTCTCTAGCATAAGTATTCTCTACTACCTTATTTGTAGTTCTATTATTTAGATTATTAAATTCTTCTTTTATTATAGATTTTATCTCTTTCTTTAATTCTTGAGATATTTCTTTTATTAAGTATTTTATAAGCGAATTCTTGTCCATGTTTATAATAAATATTTAAAGTGCATAATAAATTTAAAAATTAACTTCTACTATTTTATTTAAATCCACTAATTCATGAGATAAGTGAGCGTAATTGTCTTCATATAGGGTAACTTCTAGTTCTTTTCTTATACAGTCTGAATTAACTAATATCTTTTTTTCTACAAGCATAGATTCTTCTAATATAAACAAATTAGTTGAAAGTAATTTTTCTATGTCTGTGTTATACTTAAATTTATCTCCTATTATATACCAGCCCGGTTTACAGTCTTCTTTTATAACTAATATTAAATAAACAACGTCAGAAACTATTGCTAAAGTTCTTTTACTCTTGAGAATAGATACTATCTTGAATAAATGACCGTAACATTTACCATCCGGGTATATATAATCTATTGGTATGTTTATTAAATCTTCATCCGGATTAAAAGGAGTTCCGGGAGATCCAGGCCCACCGGGTCCGTTTGGACCACCAGGCCCTCCCGGTTCTCCAGGAGTACTTGAGGGATTTCCTCCACCAGGCCCACCAGGCCCACCGGGACCACCAGGCCCACCGGGACCACCAGGTCCGTCAGGCCCTCCAGGGCCGCCAGGAGTACCCGGAGGTGAGGAGGTTCCTTCGCCTTGAGGTGTACCAGGTGTATTTGACGGAGTACCATCAGGTTCGGTAGATTCGCCGCCAACTTCGGGAGTAGGAGATGTGTTAGGGTTGCTAGCTCCGCCAGGAGTTCCCGGTAATTTTACTTCAGGAAGAGAAACGTTAGCATCTATAGAAAAATTAGGTAAGTCACCAGATGGATTACCTATTGAATTTGTAGTAGAATCAGACCCTCCGGGCATATCGGGAGAAGCTGTTACAGAACCTCCTGCTTTACCATCCATTCCCGGTATACTATTTGTAAAGCCTGTAGGGGCTACTCGTGATAGTCCATCTGTTCCTAGCTTAAAATTAGCGGGTAATGCGGGAGGTTGTGGAAAACTTTGAGGACAGCCTCCACCCCAAGCACCTCTATTAGGATTTAGAGTATATTTTAATTTTAATTCTATTATTTTAGGTAGCCTTGGAGAAATTAAAGAAGGCCCTCCAAGTGGTGATGTGGTTATACCTCCGGCGCTAGCTAATAATTGTAATTCCTTATGTAAGCCTAAAACGAATTCTACAAGGTCGTCAAAATTTACATCATGTTCATCCGTAGTAAGTCTTATTTTTGAAGCAGATAAATACATTGTCTTTTTTGCAATCAACATCATATCATCTGTCTTTGCTTGCATTACAATTCTATCTGCATTTGTAGCCGATTGAGCTTTTCTAGAACTTGGAATACTAGACAAAGGAGAAGGACATGCTCTAACAGATACAAATCTTGATAAGGCTTGGTCAGAAGTCCAATAAGTAGTAGAGAAATCATTAGCTGCGTCTTCTATGGCGTAGGACAATGAATCTTTTATTTCTCTATTAGGTATATCTTTTACTTCATTGGGTAATGGTTTACTAGGTCCTATAGGTTTATTAGCCACTATAGTTATTGGATTTCCAGCTTTTCCAGATTTCCATGTTGGTTGAACCTCATGTTGTGGATGAGGTCCCGACCCAATACCTAGTCTTAAAGAAGAACCACCTCTACCAGTGAAAGTAGTGTCTCCTTCAAATGGTTGCATAAAGTTAGCGGTGTATGGTCTTTTAGGGAATGTATTTCCAGGAGTAACGAAAGGCGGTGCCGGTTTATTATCAGATGTTTTAGATCTATTAGACGCGTGAGGTATTTGATTTATTACCGAATCATTAGTTGAATTAATCGGTAAGGGGATATAGTATAGTACTTTATCTAAGTTTGGAGCATCTGTACCATCATATCCGGTAAGCTCAAAAACAACTACGTGTTCTCCTCTTAAGGGTACATTTCTAAAGTTAGTGAATAAAGGCCTAGCATAGTGAGCACGAACATTTCCTATTAAAGAATTTGGGTGTAATTTAATTTTTACAGAGCCTAATGGAAGTGTTCTACCTTTGTCATCTTTTTGATTTTTACCATACGCCTTAAAGGTCTCTATCACTTCCGCCGATACTAAATAGCCCATCTTCTAGTTGTTTATCTATGTCTTGAAATTCGTCTAATAAGTTATCTTCAGCTTTTTGTAGCATCTTTAATTCCGTCAGTTCCTTTTGCGTTTCTTGAGATAACTCTTGAAGTAGCATTTCTTTTTCTTCTTCGGTCAAGTTAAAATCGCCACTTGAAATAGATGCCGCTTTACTATACATCCTTTGTACAATAGCTGCCATTTTTATAAGTTGGTCGTCATTTTTAACCATGACATCAAAAAATTCTTTAACCACCGGTAGAATAACTACTGCATCATTTACACTTTGCACAACGCCATCTAACCCTTTTAATGTCTTATCTAATTCTTTTGATCTTTTTTTAGAATTGCCATAAATCTCTTTCAGAAGATTTGACATGCTAAAATCATCAAATAATTTTATATCTTCCATATTATTTCTTCATGTATTTATTAAATTGCAAATCAAAATCATCTTTAAATATTTTTACTATCTTAGTGATTCTGTTTGTATTTGTCATGGGAATATTGGATCTTTCTCTTATTAATACATATAATGCTTTCTTATTAAATGCATATAAAGATTTACGATGCTTGAAAATGTCAATGATGGAATCTGCTATAGCTTTGTCTAAATTATTTTTAAATGTGCATCTTAATTTTTCATATAATTCTCCCGTCCATAAATTCATAAAGTCATCCAAAGAATCTTTATAATGTTTAGTGACTACCTCGTTTATGATATCTCTCTCTTCATCTATTTCCCATAACTCTGCTTCTCCTACTCTATTTTTATACCCTTTCTTATTTTCCATAATAAGATAATTTATAGCGATCCGGGTAAAAAAAGAATATGCTTTAGCTCGTTCTTCATTATATCTGTGCATTTTTATAGTCAGCATGGAAACTACTTGACAATGTAAATCCTCATACGGTAAATCAATGTACATATATTTACCCATGTTTATTAAATTCTCAGCGAGTTTACAAAATGCGGGGTATATATTTAATTCGTATAATATATTTTTTTCTTTTTGTGATGTCAGTTTATTATATTCTACTATTGAATTTTGTACTGTCTCATCAAAGTACATTTTTTTCTTTAATTTTTTCATCTTATATCTAATAAAAAAAAGCCATCTTAAAAGATGACTTTTATGTTACTACTTCTTATCTGCTGTAAAAAGTAAATCTAGTTCCTCTATCGTGTGACTTAACTGTTTAAATACTGATCCAACTTCATCATCTGATTCAAATGCTCCGATTCTATCTAGGGTTCTCATTGTGTCTAGTGAATCTCTTACTCTTGATCTTATGGATAGTATTATATTGAAGTAATTGTCATTTTCTTTTTCTAAATCATTCAAGTATTTCTCCGACTCTATAAGTAATTTTTCATTTTTAGAGAAATTTACTATGGCTATGTATAAAAGTATTATGTTTATTATTATTGATATTATTAGCATGTTTTGTTTTTTATGAAGAAACCATTTGTCTTGCTGCGTCTGTAGATGCCATGATGATAGAACCTAAAGTTACTTTTTTAGTCTCCGGGATTTGTAAATATTTGGATGCTGAATCATCATATAGCCCCGCTTGAATTTTTATTGCTACGTATTCATTGTAGGATAAAGTCACATATTTCTGCAATAAATATAAAGACTTATCCGAAGCCACTAAAAACTTAGCCGCATCGTTAAATTTATACCCTCTGTTCAAATTTTTTCTATGCCAGTCGGAAGTTTCCTCAACAAAGAAAGGGTCTTCGTCTACACCACATAGTCCAATGGAATTAAATAATGCAGCTACGGTAAACTCCTCTAAATTAAAATCTAAGGCAATATCGGTTGACTTGTACAATTTACAAAGACCTAATCCAAAATTATAGGTGTTAATTGCAAACTGTAGTAAACCTCCTTCATAACAGTAGTTATTGTCTAAAAACATAGAGGCTGGAGCGGATTGTAATGTATTCTCATAGTCTGATAGTAACTTTAAGAATTTTTCTTTTCTTTCGCTAGCTACGCGTAACTCTAATAAATCTGTAAATTCTTTAAACAACTCTTGTGATTTCATAAAACTTTTTTTTGTGTAACAATTTAATATAAGGTTTTGTTTACTTCATTCCACTCTTTTATTTGAGCGGGAGACATGTTTCTCAGTTCCGATTCGGAAAGTTTTTTTTTATGTCAGCTTTAGGCTCTCTGTAATTTCTACTTTTTGGTTTATTTGAAGAAGGAGTTACAACAATTTCTTCTTCTTGCTCACCTGAAGATATATCATAATCTTCATCTATAGCCTCAAATGTAATGTCCTCTACTACATCTGATTCAACTTCTTCTATTACTTCTGATTCAATTTCTTCTATAACCATATCTTCTATTACATCAGATTCAATTTCTTCCTGTACAAAACTGTCAAAACTTCCAGTAACTACTTCTTGAAGTCTTACTTGTTCTGCAAGTGCTGCATCGGAATATTCAAAAACTTCATTAAAAGATCCTTTTACAATAGTCATATCTGCAAATTCATTAATAGATTCTATACTATTATTTTTTACTTTATTCTTACTTCCTGTGGGCCTACCCCTTCTTTTTGGTTTTGATAAAGCCATTGACCATGAAAAATCACCTTGTAAATTATTTGGGTTTGCAGGTACTATTGAACCCACTAGAGGTTCTCCGAAAGAACTAGTAAATTCTCCAAAAGAGCTAGTAAATTTTACCTTTTCGTTAAAATCTTGAATATACTTTGTATCCTCCTCCGTTAAATCATCCGAGTAAAACTCTGCTAGAGGGCTTCTCTCTTTCGGGGTTTCTGGAATAGGATTCTCTTCAATATTATCAGAATCTTTTTCATTTTCTTCTATGATTACTTTTTGAGTATAGTGATAGGCAGTTAATAGCGCAATAGCCAGTGGATCCGCTAGAAATACAATAACCATTAAAAACCAAAATAGTACCTTGTCCAAACTTGTATTGGTAACTTCGGAAAGATAAATGAGAGGTCCAAGTTCTACAGCCACATCATTACTTGATTTTATAGCTATAATCTTTGTTTCATAATAAAAGATGGAATCAGAAATATTTGTGATGTCCACATATACTCCATCCCTCCTACTCTCCATTTTCCCAATGTCAGAGTTAAGACCTTCTACTTGTTGTAAATAATCTTTTCTAGTGGATGCGTTTGATCTTGATGATGTTCTTCCTCTACTATCTGTGTAAACATCTTTTGAATCGCTCATCATTCCAGAAGATGTAGTATTTCTTTGTAATCTTGTTTGAGCAATATCGGAAATAATTTGCTTGTATTCATTTTGCAAATCATTTTTCTTATCTGTGAAGAATTTCTTTTTCTCTTCAACCAATGCAACTTCAGATTTAGATGCCATGAGCTTATTCTTATTCTCGGTGTATGCTTGAGAAAGAATGCCATATACTCCGGAAGATGTTACAAAGATGACAAGGAATAAGAAAATTAATCCCCCCACTTTATATCCGAATGTTAGTTTATCCCAGTATCTATGGAGGAATGATGCGATGACAAGTTTTGATACTTCTATCCCGGCACCTAAAAGAATGATGGCCATTCCTGCTCCAGCGAAAACTTGGGCTAGTCCTTTTACAGAGAAAAAACCTACGACGGAAGCTAGGAAAATAGCGCAGGTCAAAAGAAGATAGGATATTCTTTTTTGTGTTTTAATGTCTTTGATCATGGTATTTTTTTTACAAAGGTAGTCAATTTTTTTATATAATCAACTTTTTTTGCATTTTTTTATTATTTACATGTTTTTACATGAATGCTATGTAATATAAAGAAAACAATTACATATATAATTATGTTAGATTCACATGTTATTGATGATTTCATTTTGTTTTAAAGATATAAAAGAGCATTAAACATGAATATACATTTAGACATGGTGCATGTTAACATAATTTTTTTGACAAAGGTTGACTATTGATGTATAATCATGAAATTTTAACATTTTATTAACATGTAGATTTCTGGAGGGGATACCAAAATAGAAATCATGCCCCCCAGTAAAATAAAAAAATTAAAAAAAACATGAAAAATACATGTAAAATCTATTTATAGTAAAACATGTAACATACATTTATTGATAATTGATTATAAATTAAAACACATTACACATTATGACAACAATGATAAAAGCATTATCTGATTTTGAACACATGGGACACATGGTATATCTAAAGAAGATATTCCCGGAAGCATTCTTTAAAATAAAATCACTCACAGTACATTTTATTC